AGGAAAAACCTGCACAACTCAGAATCGTGGTGGTTTGAGGTCGGTGCCGGTGACTTGATGCTGTTTCCCTCGCACTTGACGCACATGGTGGAAGCCGTGCAGCAGGAGCGGGTATCGCTATCGTTCAACACTTTCCCGGTTGGTTATGTCGGTGAGGAAGAAAGTCTCACCGCTTTGCATTTGAAGGAGTAACCCAAGTGGCACATTTCGCAAGGCTTGACGAAAACAACGTGGTTCAGCAGGTCATCGTTGTCGCTAACAAGGACACGGCTGACGCTGACGGCAACGAACTGGAAAGCATCGGCGTGGCGTTCTGCCAGAAGTTGCTCGGCGGCAACTGGAAGCAGACGAGCTACAACGGCAACATCCGCAAGCACTACGCCGGGATCGGCTACAAGTACGATGCCGCGCTGGATGCGTTCATCCCGCCGCAGCCGTATCCGTCATGGACGCTGGACGCCGACTGCAACTGGCAGGCTCCGGTGCCGATGCCCGCTGACGCTGGCACGGGCGAACCGCCCAAGATGTATTCGTGGGACGAGGCCACGCAGTCGTGGGTTGTCGTTGAGGGTATGCCGTGACATCGGTGCAAGAGCTAGAAGTGACCGTCACCAGCCACATTGATGTTTGTGCAGTCCGATATGAGGCCATCCACGCTCGGCTGAAGCGTCTTGAGCGATTGGTTATTTCTGTCGGCGGCACGGTCATCCTTGTGCTGATTGGTGCGCTTGGCAGCATGGCCGTGATGCTGGTAGACGCGATTAAATGAGCGAGGACATTGAACTGCTGAAAGTGCAGATCAAGGCCGAGTTACAGCGCCTTGAAGCTAACAGCAGCGCCAAGGACGTAGCGGGCAAGGCTATCGGTAAGGACGGCCTCAAGTACATCACCGCCATTGTAGTGATCGGTGTGTTGTCTAGCCTTGCGTTGGATAGCGACAAGATCGCCGCCGTGATGGGGCTGCTCGGTGCCTCGCTGACCGCCCTTATCTCCATGCTGGCGTCTATTGCTGGCACCGTAGAAAAGGAAGAAAAGCCCGAGTTTGAGGTGATTAAGGAATTGATCGCCAAACTAGACAAACTTGACCGCAAGGAACAGCCGATGCGGGTAGACGTAGAGGGCGACCACGTGACCGTCACCAAGGGCGATGACGTAGTGAGGGCTTCCAAATGATGACGATGGTTAGCACCTTCCTGTCGTTCCTTGCGGGTGGTCTGCCCAAGATTCTTGCGATTTTCCAAGATCGGCAGGACAAGAAGCATGAGCTTGCGTTGGTTGCCGCACAGAAAGAGCGTGAACTAGCCCTCGCAGAACGTGGGTTTATCGCGCAGGCACGGGTTGAGGAAATCAAGCTGGAGCAAATCCAGACGCAGACCGCTACCGAGGAACGTGTGGCGCTCTATGAACACGACATGAAGATTGGCGAGGGCGCAAGCCAATGGATGATTAACCTACGCGCCTCGGTGCGTCCGGTCGTCACCTACATCTTTGTGCTAGAGCTTGTCATCATCAACATCGCTGGTATGTGGTACGCGTGGAACCAAGGCGTACCGTTTGCGATTGCGCTAGAAAACGTATTTTCCGAGGATGAAATGGCAATTCTTGCCAGCATCATTGCCTTTCATTTTGGTGGTCGCGCCTTTAGCCAGAAATGAAGGTATCCGACGCCGCAAAGGCGATGATCAAGCATCATGAGGGCGTACGGATGCGCCCTTATCGGTGTCCGGCTCTGCTATGGACGGTCGGAGTCGGACACGTTATTGACCCAACCCACGCAGCGGTGAAGTATGAGGATCGGAAGAACCTACCGATACCCGATGGCTGGGATCGCGCCCTCTCTATGGGAGAGGTTGACGCTATCCTTGCTCAAGACCTTAAGCGGTTTGAGCGTGGCGTGGCCCGATATTGCCCTGCTGCTGTTAATAGCCAAGGGCAATTTGATGCTCTGGTGAGTTTTGCCTTTAACGTCGGACTTGGGAACCTCCAACGCAGCAGCATACGGATGCGCTACAACCGAGGGGACGTAGAGGGCGCTGCTGACGCCTTCCTGATGTGGACGAAGGCGGCAGGGCGGGTATTACCGGGGTTGGTTAAGCGCCGTCAAGACGAACGCGCAATGTTTCTAGCTCGTTCTTGAGCGTGCGTATTTCCAATGCCAGCGTCGTTGCTTCAGCGGCCAAGCCCGCTTGGCGCATTGCCGCCAACGCTTGCTCAACCTTGACTTGCTGACTGAACCTCCACGGCATCCGCTCCATTTCCGTTTTCCATGCCCCCGGCGGGCTTTCGGTATCTATAATCACCAGTATTGCCCTCCTGTGCGCCGCCGTGAGCAGGCCCAGTTAGGGGGCGGCACATGACGCCAATCTACCGTCCAAAGCCGCTGTAATGCCTCCAGAATCGTTTTCACGGCATACCTTCCACGCTGTAGTTAGTTGACGGGGAGCGCCAATCCCTCGGCACCTCCCCGTTGATCCAGCTCGGGTCAGCCCATAACAACCTATTGTTAGGGTAGGCAATCCATTGCCCCGAGTCTAAAGCGATGATGTGGTGGTCTTTGCTCTGGTCAGGCACCTCGCTCCAACCGCCGTCGCACCAGAATACTGTCATCAAATACGTCCCCGGGCGCTGTACCCCGTCACGGCCTATCGCCTTGACCCGGTGGTTACGCAGGAACGCCACCTCCTTGACCTGACAGTTGCGGCTGAACGAATCCCACCACACAACAAGCGGCAGCGCCATTTCTAGGCAGGGCTTGCTACACAGCGCGTGGATCGGGATACGCGCCCATTGTGCGCCTGACTCCAACATGATTTGAAACATGGGTACGCGCATGGGTTCAGCGCGAAAACCAAACACGGTGCAGAGGGTAAATTCGCCTTTGCCCTTCTCATGGTCGTGCAAGAACTCGTTACGCACATGAGCCGTGACGTATGGCGTATCAGCCCAGAAATTCATACTAAACCTTTTTTACGAAACATAAATTGGCTCCGGTAACGGCCCAATACCAAGCTCTATCAGCCGGTTTTCAATGCCGTGCAGAAATTCGGTAAATTCTTGCTGGGTCATGCGCGAGGTGCGCTTTAACGGGCGCATACGTTTCTTGCCAAGCCCTGTGAGCGTTTCCCAACCAAACACCTCACCCAAGAAATACTCATGCAGATCGTCGCGTGTCCAGCCTTTGAGCGCCTCGCCGCCCGCTTCCATAATCATCGGGTAAACAACACCCCATAAATAGGCCAGCTGCTGCGACGTTTTAGGCTTTTTCCACTCGGCCACTTCCACCGCCCACACGCGCTGCGGGTCTAACCCCTGCATCATGCGCGTTACGGCAACCGCCATCTGCTGTGGCGTCGTGCCTTTCGGGAATATGCGCTTCACAGTCGTTCCTCAAAGTCTATGTAACGCCATGCGAGATATTCGGGGGTCACGGCATAAACGTCGTAGTCGTACCCGCGCTCCTTGTCGGTGATTTTCCGCACAATCCAGTCGGGGAACGTGGTGCGTACATCTACGAGTGCCGCCACGGTCAGACTTGCATTGACGATGTAGTAGTAATCAGGGCGCGGATCAGCCGCATCAAAGGACTTCTTGGCACAGATCGCAGCCGTCTCAAACGGCCACGCTTCGTACTGAAAGTCATGCTTGATGTGCTTAACCTCTATCCGCTTACCCGACGCATACACATCGCCTTTGTCGGCGTATTCCTTTCGGTCGGCAAAGTCACGGGCCATGCGACGTTTTGGCAGCGTCACCGTATGCCCACGGTTCAGCAGGTACGTCGCCACAACAATCTCTGCTGGGCGACTTGCCCTAAACCTTGCCTCAAAGTCAGAAGGGTGTATCAAGGTCAGACCAATTATCTTCGCTCATCGCAGGCGCGGCTTTCGGCTTTGGCTGTTCGCCTTTGGCCTCAAACCGTAGCGACATAAACTTATCGCCCGTCTTTTTGCTGGCCTGTATCCAACCTGATACGTTCATGTCCACGTTGTTGATGACGCACGATCCTCGGTAGTCGGGGCGTTTCTCATTGCCCTTCTTGTCGTTCTTGAACAGCACGCCACGCATGTTCGGGTCGTATTGATTAGCCACGGTTTAACTCCTGTAGTTTTTCCAGTTTCTCGTTTAACTCGGCAAGGAAAGTCTTAACCTCGCCCTCCAATGTCGTGATGTATTTGTCGTCCCGCTCCACGCGCTTGACGAACATCCGCAGGTGTTCGGGCAGCCGAGGGTCGTAAGACACGAAATCGCACCATTTACGCCCCGTGCAAGCCATCTGAAACTGAATCTGCGGGATGTACTTGGTCGGCACCTCGCCAGCCAGCAGCGTGTCAAGGTGGGTGCTGGTCGCAGGGCATTTGAACTCCACCAGCCCCTCATCGTTTACGAGGCCGTCAGGGGACGCGCCAGCATGTTCAAGACGAGGGTGCTGGATAAACCCCACCTCCTCAACCAACTCGCCTGTACGGGCGCTGTAGGCGGCCCTAGCGTGGGGTTCCTGCTCCGTACCCCACTCCATGTGCGCGGTAGAAAACCCGCCGCCCCTTTGACCCGTTAGCCGTTCCACGATGAGGTCAGCCATGTAGCTGTCCCGGGTCGCGCCTTTGCCCTTGGCAATAACTTCAGATACTCGGGAGGCCGTGACTTTGCCGAGCCGTGCTTGATGCCATTCGGTTGTGCGCTGTTCCATTACTGCACCTCTTTGCTGCGAGCCATAAACGCATCCATGTGCAGTTCACGCACCGGGACGGGCAGATCGTTAAGCAGCGCCCGCAACGCCTTCTTGCTATCGCACCCAGCGATCTGCGCCAGCACCTCGGGGTCTTGCGCGGCAACTTCGTGCGTCGTGGCATCGGCGTCGTTGTCGCCCTCGGTTGGGATGCAGAACGCTTGGAAGGCGGCGTACTTATAAGCAGCAGACATGGCCTTGTTGCTCGCCTTGTCTCCGCTATCCATTGCCTCACCAATCGTGACGACCGTGTGTTTGCTGCCATCCTCGGCGGCTACAAAATCAAACTCCACGGTGAGCGTGACGTAAAACAACGCTGTGCCTTGACGGTTCTGCCGCTCCACCACCTCGCGTGCCGTCACGCGGGGCAAGATGCAAAGGCCGTGCTTGGCAAGGAGGGGCGAAAGCGCCCCGTACACTTGGTCAATGCCGCGGAACTTGTAACCTTGCGACTGGTTCTTGCTGTCTTTGCTAATACCGACCTTACTCAACTCGGCGGTGATCGCCGCGATCTTTTCATACACCTTCATGGTTGTTCTCCGTTAATGCTGCGATGGCGCGGTTACAAGCCTCAATGCGTTCTTCTTCTTCGCGCTGTTGTAATTCCAAATCTTGCTGATGCCACCAACTGTCGTCGTCTTGCCAGACGTTATCGGGTTCCATGCGTCACCTCCGTATCGCAAGAGTGACCGTCGCAGGGGTCAACGAGAGCAGCCAGCAGGTAGATGATGACGATGCCAAAAATGGCGAGTTTGCTGCGCTTCATACGTCCCACGCCTCCTCTTGCACCTTGCGGTAGTGGTTCCAGCAAGAGTTTTCCAACGTGTCAAATTCCTCAATCGTCAGATACTCAAGATCGCACTTGTAATTGACGTAGACCGCGTTGGATTTCTTGTCGCTGCTGTCAATACCGTCGGGGTACACGCCGAGGATGTACGCGCTGCAAATCTCTAGCGTCTCGGGTACGCCAACCGAGGGATCGCCATAATGTACGGCGTACTCAACTTCAGCCTCAAAGGCTACGCCAAGCAGGACAATGGTGGTGGTTGTAAGCATCTCTGTTGCTCCTGTTGTGTGTGTCAACGCTGATAGGATAGTTGCCTTGACATAGGGTGTCAACCCCCCTATCCTTCTTTTCCATGAAACCGCAACAACTCATCAAGCGATACGGTTCCCAATACGCTGTTGCCAAGGCTTTCGGGGTTACCCGGGCTGCGGTGCAGCAATGGGTCAAGGCTGGGGCGATCCCAGCGGCAAGGCTGTGGCAACTGAAGGCAGGGCAGGTAAAGCCCCCACAGGGCCGCTAATGCGTTTCACGGAGGCCAGAAACGACAAACCCCCCGAGGGTGAGGCGGAGGGCTTGACGCTGCCGGGGATTGGCAATACGCTTGATTTGCGGTTAAAGCGTGATGGAAGTCTGACTGACTGTTCTAGTCGTGTCAACCACCCCACCACGCCCAACTACTCGGGCATTCTGGTCGGGGCAACCACGCGCAGAGTGACCTTAAACCTACACCGGGGCAGCCAGCCTGTAGGTGCGCGGCGTCAGTCGGGAAGCGCAAATGGCACTCAAGGGGACGAACCTTGAGCAAAAGTAGCCGACAGCGGATGGCTCCGTCAGTCATCATTTCCGCACGATCCACGTTAGGCGTACTCCGTCTCAACCGTGCGGAATCA